ATTATTCGAGCATAAAAATAGACCGCCTTTCGGCGGTCCATTTTTTTTTTTTATTCCTTTATTTCCGGCAGACCTGCGATACTGGTGAGCAGGGATATAACTCCTGCAAGCACCGAGGCGGAGAGCACCATTACCCAGTTTACCTCGCCTAATACAGCGGCAGTACCAATTGAAGCAACAGCGGTCTGTGCAACAGTCTTCAATGCTCTAACTCCTGCAGCCTTTATCCATCTTACAAACTTCTCTTTCATTATGAAATTACCTCCCAGTTTTTTACTTCATTATGTATTTTATCTATAAAGGAATTTCCTTTAAGCGCTTTGTAAGCCTCGTACAGTTTTTCAAAGTTCTCAGCTTCATACTGTCTGATGTGTTCGCTGTCTTTGTTGTGGTAGTAGGTTTTAAGCATTTCAGAACGCAGCAGGCATTTCTGCCCGTTTATTATTTTGCCGAATTTTACTACAATCGCAATCAGGCAAGACACAGATGTCACCGTCAGACTAACAAGCGCCGCTATTGCCGTTATCTGCATCGGTGCCGCCCCCCTATTCAATATAGATTTTTATACCGTCGATTTCCTGCCCTATGATGCCGGCGTAGCCGTTGTCAAAGTCGTCGGCGTCATAGCCCGAAACAAAGGGGAGCCAGCGGTTTTCTCTGCGCAAATGAACAGCGTACTTAATTGTTTTTCCGGTATCAGTACGCATCATCAGTCCGTCTATCGGCTTATTAAAGAGTCCGGCATAGTCCTCGCGGTTCTTGACCTCAGGTAGCCAGTCGCCACCAGTATAATGAACCTTGTAGAATATGTTGCCGCTTGTCAGCCTTGCGTAAACGGCGCAGACATCGTGACCGTACAGTCCGGCATAATCAGTAAGGTCGGTGACTTCCGGCAGCCAGCAGTTTTTCACGTCGTCCCAGACCTGATAAATAACCGACGGCTTCTCGTCAACCGATAATCCGTATTTCTCTCGTAAGGCATTACGGTCAATTCCATAATAAGCATAGAAGTCTTTTGTTACGGTACTCGTCCCGTAAACTTCATTGCCTTTATATGTACCGCTTGTCCTCATGTCAAGATGAATAGCCTGATATTTGCTCGAAATGTTCGCAATGCCTTTGAAGCCTAAATCCTGCGCGATGCACGACACTTCTTTTGATGAAATGATTTTGCCTTTAGCGTCATAAAAACAGCAGTCGACCGCTGTGCCTTTGGTGTGCTGCCCGCTACCGTTGCCGCCTACAATCTTATCGTGCTGCGGGGTTCTGTAACCGCTCGTAATGACATACTTTGAACACTTAAGAGCGGAAAACAGCTTTTCAATCATCTCCATCAGCTTCTCGTCGACTAAAACCGTATCGGAATAGGTTTTGCCCTGGCCTGTGCTTGCCATTTCCCACACCTGCGTATGTGTGGAACAATATTTATTTCTGTCGTTTTTTAAACTATACTTCTTTACTGCCATTTTCGGTTTCCTCCTCATTTATTTTGATACATCGGTTTTCCCATTTTTTATACGCATCAAAATAAAGCTCTTTTTTATCACCGTTGTATGTGACCTCGTAATACATACCATCAAAAAGCGTAGTGCTTGCAAGAGCCTTATTGTTCTGCAAGGTTTTGCACTGCCAAACAATGTAAACATCATCCTCCGTAATGTGTTTGTTATCTGTTTTGTCAATATGCTTGTTAGCGTAATCTGCAATTAACTTTTTGATAAGCTTTTCAAATTCCTGTGAGCCCATTTTTCGTTTCCTCCTTTTATAGTGTACTCCAAGAGCAAGTGCCATCTTCATTAAAAATAATTTTTCTTTTTATTCCGTCTGTTCCTTGCACCACAAAATCACCATATACCTTTGTTTCAACAGTTCTGCTATTACCTATAACTGTCTGCTTTGCTTTATCTGGCTGTGCACCAACGCCAATAATAGTACACCAATCATAGCTTGAAGAACCCGAATATGCACCGTTCCCTATGACTATATTATTATTACCATATTCCGCCTCTCTAAAAGCACCGTTACCTATAACAATATTCCCTGTTCGTAAATCTTTAATACCAGCACCAGAGCCAATGTATATACAATTTGTTCCCTCTGCAACAAGCCCAGCATTTTTTCCAATTGCAATACAACTTGTTGCCCCTTTTCCCTCTTTCCCAGCAAGCGCACCTGAACCTATTGCTATGCACTGTTTTATTCCTGTGCCTTTCGATAACGCACTTAACCCTATCGATATACATTCTTCGGCTTGCTTAACTAACATCATAGTGTCAGCACCGATAGAAATATTAGATTCTCCACCAATCACTTCACGCATTGAATGTGTGCCAATAGCAATGTTCCTGTTTCCTGAAATGAGTTTTGATAAAGCGGCATAACCCATTGCTATGGTGCGTGTGGCATTTGGTGAATTAGCCAATGTGTTATCAGTACCGATTATAACATTCCAAAAGCCGGACTTTATTTTTTTTGTTCCGCCTGTTGATACGGTCAAACTTGACAAACTTATTTCTGTGCCGCCCTCATCAACAATTTTCCTTGCTTGCAAATTTGTTATCGTTCCATTAAATTCTTTTGTAGGTGTAAAAATAAGACTATCATTATTTTCCGAAACTGGAATTACAATATTAAACTCTTCGTCGCCGTTATATACTTTTGTTAAAGGGTTGTTTCCGAACGAAATATATAAATAATCGCTTGTTACCCCTGTTGCATTAAAAGATATAAGCCATTCTTCATTTTTTACAGCAAGATTTCCAAAGTTCAATTGTAAAGGATTTGTTGTACCAGATGTATGCGTTAAATCCAATCCGCTATTACTCCAACCAGCGGCAGAACCAACCATACTTTCATTCAAAATATTTGCGGACACACTGAATTTGATTTTATCAAAATACATAGTAGTCGGTTTAATTGCCTGTGCCACGGCTATGCCGCTCTGCGCGTTGGCGCTTTCGGGGTTGTAGGCTTGGTCTACGGTTATTGCACTACCAGCTACATCATCAACATATTTCTTTGTTGCAAGTTCTGGATTTGCCATATTATTTTTCCCCCTTAGTCGTTAAGAGTTTTGTTGTGTAAATATGCATTAGCCCAAACTCTCCTTTCTAACCTGGTCAATTTTTATTCTGAAATATACAGATAAAGTATCTATATCTTCATTCGTGAATTTAAGAGTATCATCCGTAACAGGAATTGAAATTACACTTGACCTTAATGTAAGAGTACCAGCAAGGGTTCCTGAAGTCATCGGGCTAAGGGTTGCCCAGGGACGCGAAAGCAGAAAACGGGGATCTGTATTTAAAATAGGCTCAAAGATTCTATATGAATGAGCAGTGGTTCCAGGGCAAGTACCTAAGAGACACATCTCAGGAAACCAAGTCCAACGACCTGAAGGGTTTATAAGAGGCTCGAAAAAGTCTGCACCGTTTATATCATCAAAGGCATTGACATCAACATCAGCCGAACGCATTCCAAAAGCATTATCATCAAGAGTTTGCATTCGCATCCAACCTTCCATCGTATAATAGTAATACGGGTCTGTAAGCTCATATTCATTACTTAAAGAAGTTGCGCCGGCTACATCGTGTTTATATATTTCGATGTAATAATTTTCTGTTCTTGGGCCACCTTGCTTTGATATAAAGGTTGTTCCTCCACCGCTTTGTACTGCGGCTGAGATACCTTCTTCTATATGGTTAAGCGCAGCGGCTGTTATAGGCGTTGTAGTATCAGGGTAGTCTTTCCAGCCTCCAGTATAAAATGGAGTATATACCATTATAATCTTCCTCCTTTAGTAGATTCAAGTGTGCAAGTCGTAGATGCTATAAGTGTATGTGTACCCTTAGTAGATATGGAGTTGATGGGTAACACTACTTCTATATCGCCTTTTAATTTATATCTAATCAAGTCTCCTGCTTCGGCATTTATAGGAATTACAAATTCAAGATTACCTGTGCAGGAATTTGCGTATAGTACCTTTACTGCTACATCTTCCATTTTTGTTATATCAGGTAAGTTATTTACAATAGGATTATCTTTCACATCATAAGCTTGTCCTGCATAGTAATCCCCTTTAGACCATAAAAGCGTATCTCCTTTGTACACTCGGAAGAGAGGATAGCCTACAAAGTGTTCTACTGTAGCTTTTGAGTTTATATACCAAGGAATATCTATAACAGATGCGGCTTTAGGAAAAGCATCAAAACCTTCATACGTAGGTGCATGCGGATATGTTGTGTTGCTTGGATACAATAAGTTAAGTACTGAGGCTCCAGGAAATACGAATTTAGGTGGTACACACTCTATAAAAGACTCAGCAGCAGGATACATGAACTCGTCAGGGAATATATCTGATATAGTACGTTTGGACATTCTATAATTACATCCTATCGTTTCACCAAAATGCTTTAAGAAGTTTGAAAGTTTCCAAGTTGCACCTACATCGGAAAGTATATTATCTATGTTAATACTTCTACCTAAATTAGGATAAACTATTTCGTTCAGACTCCAATACTTACCAGGAGCTGATGAAGAGTTGCAATATACACGCTGATCGCTTATAACATTAAACCATATCTGTAATACGTTATCGACTGCGACTAAAGGATTAACCAAAGCAGGTTTTACATCTTGATTTATTGCATATGTAACCATATCTACGATTGTATACTGTACAGTAAATTCGTTATTATCAATCTTTTCTTCTGATATATAACCTACTATAGGATATACTGAATATGTTTCCGTATCGTCATTGGGATTTGTTAAAGTCTGTTTAACTTTAACGAACATGTACTTAAATGAACTTCCGGGATATCTACAAGTTAAGTTAAGTGTTTTAGTGTTTAAAACTCCTAACTCTACTTCGCTATTACCATTGCACACCTCTGTTATCGAATAACTATCGGCTACAATTGTAGAATTATCAAAAGTATAAACTCGAGGATATCTATTTTGGTTATTTGGGTCAGCAGTATCGCTGTATACAAATAATTCTGTATCTACAGTATATCCATTTTGATACAGCGCTTCTGTAACCCATTCCGGAGCGTTAACCATTTATATCACCTCGAGTTTTATTTTAATATTCTATGAAAGCAAGTCGTATCGAATCGTACCAAAGTTGCCCCTGTTCATCAACGGTGTGGAGCTTGAAATCTACATCTGGCATATATACTGTAGCCGTTTTATACGTTGAAGTATCAGGACTATAATATTCAATGTCAAGCTTTCGCTCAAGTGTGTTCGTGTAATTATTGTTTAGCATTGCAAATAGAGCCATTTTTGTGCTTTCGGGCATTGGAGGAGTATCGAAATCAATCTTCGTTGCTGTGTGAGGTAACACTGTACGATGTAAGTATCCATTGTTATCTCTAAAGGAATCAAGGTCCTGTCTTTGATTAGGTGTTACCGTATAGGAACCGTATTGTATATACTTATAATCAAGTTTTACATTTCCTATCTTGACTAAATATCCTTGATACATTGTTTCTTACCTCCTCCTATTAAGCAAATGCACTCTTACCCGTTCTACGTTTGTATGAGTTATTATATTCAATCATCTTGCGGAATAACAAATCCCCATCGATATAAATATTAGCCTGGGCAACATCTCTCGACGTTCCGTTGCGTCCCAACGCTTTAGCCATTCCACGTTCAACGCCTCCTTCAATACCTGCAATAATTTGTTCATTATTTGCAACTGCGGTTGAACCATTAGAAAACTGACCTACAAGTTCGTTGTGATTTGCAAAGAACAAACCATCTTCGGGGAAGCCTCCGAGTTCAAATCTTGGTATCTTAGGAATGCTTACGTGAAGTTCGGATATGTTGAAGCCCGGTATTTTGTTTATCCACTTAATAACGCCATTAACGCCCTTAAGTACGAAATTTATACCCTTCTCAACTCCACCTAGTAGTTTGTTGAGGAAGTCTATAAAGCCATTTAAGACTTTTGTAATCTTCTTATCTAACCACTGGAACAGACTGCCGAAGGCCTTTTGTATACCCTGTACTACTGCACTTACTGTCTTAAGTACTGCACTGATAACGCTAATAATTACCTTGAGAATAGCAACTATAGGTGCAAGTACAAAGTTAAGTACTTTAAGCAGAATACTGATTATGGGGGCTATGATACCAACTACTGCACTAATTATATTGATGATGACCTCCAGTATAGGTGCAAGAAGCTCTATGAGGCAGCTCACTATAGGCCATAGGGTCCTATGTAGGTCAACCATCAAATTTACAACCACCTTAACTGCATCCATCAACGGTGGCATAATGCCCGTAAACAAGCTCATCAATACAGGTAAGAGAGTATCCAATATAGGCATTATCATACTACCTAAAGAGGTAAATACTTCACCCAGGCCCTCTCTCAAGGTCTGAAACGTTGTATCCAGCGGACCTTGCCATTCTTGAAAAGCTCCCGCAATCTTACCAACAATCGGACTAATCAAGCCAAGAGCTGCCGTTACGATGTCCCACACAAAGCCGCCTAAAGTGAGTAGTATGGGTGAAATTGCTTGGAATAATTGACTAAAATTACTTGTCAGAGATGCAATAACAGGCGCAAGCTTTTCTAAGCCAGGTGCTACATTCTGTATCAAGTCTTTCTGAATTAAGTCCGTAAACGTCTTGCCGAGATTTCCAAAAGAGGCCTTAATACTATTAAATGCAGTCGTAATAGGCTCTTTTATACCTTCAAAAGCAGTTTTGATAGGCGCAGCCCAAGAAGCAAATGAATTATAAAGTTCATCAGCTTGTTTACGCAAATTTGGTAAGAAATTCGATAATGACAACATATTGTCATACGCAGGTATATCTATAGATATTGAGCCTCCTGTGCCAGTATCTCCTGCGCCAGACGATGACGATGTCGATGTCGAAAGGTTATTTAACTCATCGAATCCTTGAACCTGTTGTTTCATTTTTTTAGAACTCGATGCGGCATCATCCATATTAGACGCTGCGGCGGCTGTAGACTTTTCTAAATCCTTAAACTCTGAAGGGTCTATAAGTTTTTCAGTAGTATCAATACCAAATAACGTAGCGAGATTCTTGGCGAGATTCTGTATTACCAATGTAAACGTAATTAGTGCAGGAAGTACTGTATTTAAAATCGGGTAGAAAAGGTTGCCCAGTGCCACAGCGGTTTCCTTGATTTGGTCTTTAAGGATTTTCAACAGGTTCGCAGGAGTTTGAATAGTTCTTGCGAAATCTCCTTGGGCAAGGTTCGTTTGCTGTAAGATGCGTATGTATCTGAGCTGCATCTTCTCGGCTTGCGTCATTGCAGCAGTCTTTTTCTGAATACCTAACTGAGCCGCAGTTTCAGCAATACCTGCTTCAGTTAAATCAATACCGTATTTACGTACGGCTCGGGTCATACCCTGAAGACCTGATTCCAGGTTTTCCATAACGTCTTCAAAATCTCTATTGAATAATGACGATAAATCTACTGCGAGATTTACAAGACTATTACTCATTTTGGCAGCCTTATCACTTGTAACACCCATCTCAGTTGCAAGTAATTTAAACTGTCCGGCTGCATCAGCTATTGTAGTTTGTGTTACACCCGCATAATATGAAAGTATATCTGCATTAGCTTTCATACTTTCATAATAGCCTGTAGATGAAACTACAAATAAGTTCATTGACTCTATATAGTCATTTGAGTATTTTACGAGATTTTTAAACAGGCCAAACAACTCACGTAAAGATACAAGTTGCATAAGCTTACTAAAAAGCTTTGAAGCACTCGCCCCTGCGACATTCATTGGACCAGGTAAAGATGAAAGAGTGTTCTTTAGATTATTAAATCCCTTCGATGCGTTATTAGTGGCTTGCACTGTTTGCTTCGAGGTATTATTATGTGACTTTGCAGCGTTCTGAGTTTGTATATAAGCTTGCTGTAGTTTACTAAGTTCTCCTTCACCTTTTTGAAATGATTTAACTGCTTGACTCGTATAAGACGAATTTGTTGATAAGGCACTATCAAATCTATTTAATGAAGATTGAGTAAAATCAATCGAATTTTTTACATCATTAGTTGTTTTGGAAAGAGTAGATAAAGCAGTTACAGCGCTTGTAGATGCAGGTATGAGACCTGCAATACTTGTAGGCAGAGAAACATAAGCCTGAGTTAACTGCTGTGTACTCATTTGTTGCCGCATCATACCTTGCGTGAGTCCTTCGAACGTCACGTTAAGGTTGCCCAGCGCAGAAGATACCGAAGGTAGGAAACCTGCGATTGTCGACTGCGCTGACTGAAGAGAAGAGACGAATTGTGACGTGTAAGAGGAATTCATCGAAAGGGCTTGACTATAAGCGTTAACTGAATTCTTTAAGATATTATAATAATTTGTGAGAGATTGTATAGAGCTTGCTTGCTTATCGAAGTTAGCGGTTGTATCTACTTGCTTCTCGGCATTAGCGACTTCCTGTAATGCTTCCTTCGCCTTTTGTGCTGCGGCTTGTAAGTCAGACGCATCACCTGTAAAATTATATCTTATTTCCTCCGCCAAGTAAATTCACCTCTTGTTGCTTTTGTTCGTATTCTAAACGTTTCTTTTCAAGACGCTGGAACCTTTCAATATCCGGTTCAGCTTTCTTCGAAATATTTGTTTTCTCTGACGATGCATTCATCTTTCGGATTATCTGCGTAGGCTTGCGCGGGTGCTTTGTATTATTATAATATGCACTCCAATATCCACTAAGAACAGTTAGAGGAGTTATATCTGTAAGCCTGTCATTATATCCGTCGCAACAAGCTAAGAATTGCCAATACTCTAAATCGAGTACATCGTTAGGAGCCAAACCAACTTTGGCTCCTAAACGAAAGATGTCGTACCATGTAGGTTCTGAGGAACTTACGTCTACGTCTACATCTGAGTCTGCATCGCCTTTATCTCGTTTTTTCTTCGTGTAACCTCTTCAGGCGAAAGCCCGTTGAAGGTTATACCTTCCAGAAGCTTAGCAATCAGCACATTGATCTCGGAGAGGTTTCCGTGATCCAAGTGGTAATTGATAAATTCTGCTTCCGTAGCCACATTGGGATTAGCGAGATTAAAGGCTGTGTAGAGAAGCTTAAGTTGCCCATCTATTCCTAAAGTGTCAAGCTCCTGAAATATCTGGGCATAAGGTTTATGGTTAAACTTCCCTTGAATTGCATAAGCAACTCTTAAAGTTGTTGCGAGCGGGTATTCCGCTCCTGCATAGTTGATTTTTATTTCCATTGTTGTGTCCTCCATTTAGTTGTTATTTATTCGCCGAATGTAAGTGTTACAGCATCTGTACCTGCGAAACTACAGGACAGGTTAATCTTGTCATCAGGTGCAGCATCGATTGAATAATCAGATATAAGCGCCTTCCCGGTAAAGTAACAATTTTCTGTAAGATATATACCTAACGTAACAGCATTGCCACTGTCAAAAGCTTTGATAAGCTCATACTGTGTACCATCTGATGTAAGTGCTACAGTACCATCTACAGAGCCGCTCCAGTCCTTTATCGCAGGAACTTTTTCTTTGAATTGCTTACCGAAAGAGATTATTTCGATTATCTCTTTAGATACATCAAGGGTAACACCCGAGAGATAAGCTATAACTTTAGCTGACGGGGACTCACCGATTTTTACAGAAGCAGTTAGACCAGTCATAGGGGTTTCAGCCATTATAAATCACTCCTTATTTTTATTAAGATACAATCAAAGACCTGAACGTAAGTTCAAATTCTTTTCTGTTATCTTCATCATATCCCGCATCGTAAATATCTCCGTCTAAAAACAATGCTGTCTGATTATCAATTTTAGACTGAAACATTTTTCTAATTGCGTCAGCCCACTGATAAGCTTTTGCATAATCTTTTGAACGTGTAGTTATACGTATGCGGGGCTTATAAATACCCGAGGATGTTTCCTCGTTGTTTGAATAAAAAAATTTAACCGAATCGTCACCTTCAATAAATCGAACTGAAATCATATCATCAGGTTTGGCTGCAAGGAAACCATACTTTACATCACATTGTATTGCAGGATTATCTAAAATCATTGTTCTAACTATTGTAAGTATATCAGACAAGATTTCTCACTCTCCTTGCAATTCGTCGTTTGTAATTCTGCGTTTCAATATCAACTGCTTTTTTCAAGAATTGATACTCGCCGATGGGATGATGATAATTAGGATTGTTATGCTGTATAATAGAATAATCATATCCTGTACGCTTATTATAAGCGTGTACATATACAGTTAAACGTGTTTTAGAATTTATATATCGTATACCTTTCTTTAAAGCACCTGTTTCTTCAGGTGCTAAAGAACGTGCTCGATTCATAATAGCTCGTCCTAATATTTTAAATTCATCTTCGATTATTTGAGGCGTTTCTTTTTGTAAATTATTGAGCTTATCTATTGCTTTGGTAAGACCAGTAAATTTTGAAGTACGTGTACCACTCATTTTAACGTCGCCTCATATCCTTGAATACGTCCTCTTACATCTCTCATAACTAATACAGCTTCTACCATTCTATCATTTATCAAATCGTGCTCTTTTACAGGTACGTTTGTAAATACAGATGAAGTAACTGTAATGTATTCTCCGTAGGAATTTTGTACAACCTGAGACTTATCTTGAATAAGTCCTTTGACTATACGAGCAGGCTCGTACATTGGTTGCCCATATTCATCTGAGTTTGCGGAGCTACTTTTAAGGGTAATATCCATTGATAAGAACTTATCGACTCTCACCTTATTGACACACCCTTCACAAGGAATTTAGATATAAGAGATTGAGCAAAGGGCGAGGGCAATAACGAAGAGGCATTTATTCCTCCGGGTACAGAGGCACTTGCTGGTGTATTAGTTCCGGCACCTAATGTCTCAGATACATTACCAATTCTATAATTGGTAATTCCCCAGCTTCTAAGGTTTCTATAAAAAGCTTCATCCTCGATAGATTCTTTCGAATAACTATCGGGGTCGCTTATATACAAGGCATTCTCAACTTGAGCAGCTTTAACTTCAGGAGGTACAATGGGAGTTGTACGTTGTCCTAACTTTGTGTATCGCGGAAAGCTTAATACTTGGTCAGTGGACGTCTTGACCCCTACGTAACTAAGCTGCTCAAGATTAAGAGTGCTTTTTAATAAGGCGATGTTCTGGTCTTCCTCAGATAAGCTAAACCATAAGGAGTACATAGGGTGCCCTGTCGGATAATAAGCCTTTACATATTCGGAAGCCTCTTCATTTGTTACGTAACTATTTGTACCGACTACGAGCTCTGTGTTAACGAATGACATCTCTATTCCTCCTTAAGGTTATTGACGATAAATTAGGCGGTAGTCATAGTTACCTTGCCGAGCGCGGCTTTGTTGTCGTCGAGAATAAATGTACCGCCGCGTGCAGCTACCTGAAGCGCAACGCCGTCGAACTCTTCTGCTTCGATCGTACGCGCAGTAGTTACACCTACGAACGGAAGCAGTATGCCGTCAGCTGCAAAGTATGCAACGTCTTTGGTATTTGCCGGAGTACCTGTACTGAAATACTTTTCAGGCTCTTTTACAATCTTAAAGCCCTTGAAATCATTGATGGTATTTCTATCAATGTTTACAGTAGAGCCCTTAGATGTAGTCGCAAGCGCCTGATTAACGATTGCATTGAAGAGGTCAGGTACTACGTACGCAGTTACCGGAACAGTAACTTCAAGGTTGGTGTAATACGAAGACATCTTGTCGAACAGCGTAAGTATAGCTGTATCTGTATACTCAGCAAGAGTCTCAGTCTTACCTGCGTTTGTTGACATGAAAGTGCCGTGCTTGGTGTTCATTGTTCTGGTCTCAGCTTCAGTGTGAAGTCTCAGACGATCCGCAACTGCAGCATCCAAACCGTTGTTTACGGTGAAGCGGTCAATACCCTCGTGAATCGCAAGAGTATAATCATACGGTACATCTGTATCCGTATATATAATCTCCACGCGATTACCGAAACGAGAACCACTTCCGGTACCTGTACTGAACTGTACGGTTCCTGAAGTGTTATAAGTACCTACAGTTACAGGAGTGTTGCAGGTTTTTACAGAGAACGCTTTAGAGTTAAACGAAACTCCATCTCTGGTCTGAAGCGGTGCAAGAGCTCCTGCAAAAGCTTTCTTTACACCGAATACGGCTTCCAGCATTCTTATATACTGAGGAGCGTAAATCCTTACAGGCAGATTCTGATTGTTAGTTGCCATTCTTAATCACCTTTCTTTTCTCTTTTTTTTTTACTTAATGGTTGCAATAATTGCATCAAACGGATCAACATTAGTCGAAGTGTCTCCCGCAGCGTCTTTACCTGTTCCTGACTCGATTCCGTCATTACTGTTCGAATTGCTGTTTTGAAACATATAACTATGTGATTCCGCCCAGGGATTAAACTGTTCATCGAAACCTTCAAGAGTATCATCTTCTTTAAGATTCATCTTATCCAGGTCTAACTGACCTAATACAAGTTTCGGATCCAGTGCTCCCTTCGCACGTATTAAATCGAGGACTGCGTACCTCTTCGCAACATTCGCAAGGTCTTTCTGATGCTGAGCATTGAGTTCGTCAATGTTTACTTCATTATGCCGGTGTGCTTCAGTGTTGCCGCTGTTGCCCTCTGCGTTCGGAATGCCGTCGTCATCATCTTCAGCATTACTCGACTGTTTATCGAGGTATGCCTGTAACTTTGCCTGAGCTGTGTTCCGCTGTCCGATTACTTTATTGAGTCTTGCACGAGGTACAAAATCCCAATCAAAGTCATCGCCTACAGCATCCTCAACTTGACCTGCAAGTTCCGGACCGAGTTTTTCGCGAAGTTTTTCCAATAGTGTCATACTATAACCTCCTCGGGAGTTAACGTCTATCCCGTGACGAATTTGTATTTTGAGTCCCCGTTTGATGTGGCTCTAAAATTGAACCTTTCTTACGTGGATTGACTCCTGTTTTAGAACCAGGTCCTGTAGACTCTCCTTCAAGCGAAGGACTACCTGAAGGTTCTTCCTCATCTACAGAACTGGTTCGATTAGAATCATCAACTGAAGTGTTCTCCTCATCCGATGTTGTGTCCAGAGAGGCGATCCAACGCCTCGCCTCCGACGGGGAGAGGTTCATATAAGTTTCCAGTGCATCTCGCAAAGGCATTATTTTACTCTCGCCCGTTAGGAGCTTAATAAGCTCAGTCTGTTCTCTCGGGTCATTAGGTAACCCATCCTTCCAAGAAACAGATATATCTTTAAATTCAAGGGCTTTATCAAACCCTGAAGTTGAAAGACTCACAAATAATTCTTTCACAGGCTTGGTCATATTGTTAGAAATACGTCTTACTTTTGCTAACGGATTGACCATCTTCAAACGTAATGCGTTACCAGATACAGCCTGTGAACCTCCGTCATTTGCACCTAAGAGCGCCGCTCCCATTTCACTTAGTATATACAACTGATTTATTAGGAGCTCGCACTCTTTAAATGCTGAATCAAGTTGTCCATTCCAAGTAATGTATTGCGGAGGACTCTCTTCACCCTGTATAGCGTAAAACTTACCTTTTTCAAAATACAGCTCTCCTGTATCAGGGTCTGTTTTAAGCATTGATGCTGGACCTGTAAGAGCAGGGTCTGCGTGCTTATCAAGTATATTACTTATCTGCGAGACACGCACCATTAACTCAGTTACAATCGATGTTATAGGAGTGTAATCATCCTCACCATAAATGGTACCTGTTACACGATAAGGTTTAAGATGGACTACTGCATTTTCTTTTAATCCTGTACGTACGACTTTACGTTCCAAGAGTCTACCTATTGTAGCACTTCCATCTAATAAAGCTCTACGTGCTACACTTGAAGCTTCAAGACGGAATCGATAAAAAGTATATAAACCTTTCTCGTGTACTTGTACGTGCAGTTCATAATTTCGATTCTCTACAGGACCTATTATTGCAGGCCAAGCAAGTACTTGTTTTATTTCCTGATAGGTACCATCTTGAGAAACAATCGGAAACCATTCCATAGGTGTCCAACTACAAAAAGTATATTTTCCTTCGTCTTCTGATTTATACTTTCTCCAAATAGCATCGCCGAAACGGCTCAGGTCTATTACTGTTGAATAAAGTATATTATCGAAGTCTGTAAAGCTTCTTATTTCATTTATTATCTCATTGCCTTCTTCAGTACCTGACGTAATTGTAGGATATTCACCTGCAACTAAATCAGCTGTCTTTAACGAGAGAAGACGTTGAAAATTAAATAAAACAGGAAAGCTTATATAACTTTCAAAGTTCCCTATAACTCTGGTAATACGTGCAGCCGCCTGATTGAATACATCGTTGTGTAATGACCAACAGTCATTTGCAAATATTACTTCATTATCAAGATACTTTCGAAGGCGAGGCTTTTCACACAGAGGTGGAAATGGTTTACCTTCTTTAAGCCAATCTAAATTGTAAAGCATTTAATACACCCCTGACGTTACAAATTTTTGTGATGTGTACAAAGCGTATCTATCACTATCACAAGCATGGTCGTGAATCTTTAAAGGTTTATCTTGACCTAAGTTTTGTGCTTTCGCATCCCATTGATAAGATTCATACTCTTTTATAGTATTTACACAAGATGGGTCAATAAAGTATTTACATTGGGCAATTAACCCACTCACACATCTTATACCGTTTATGACATCATTATCTGCGTCACTTACGATATATCCTCTCTTACGTAATTCAGCCTTCCACGATGATGCAGAAGGGTCACAAAAGATGGTTTTATGTGTAGATTTACCAAAAGGCAATGATTGAATAAAGACATCAAATTCATCTGCAAATTGACCATCTGTCTTTTGTGTACGTTTTTCCTGTGCATTGTAGTAATACTCTTTGCACTTGTAAAAACCTACACGAGGCAAAACAGCTATTGCTGACCAAGACATTACAGTGGATGTACCATAGTCACAACCAATATAATATCTTATAGGCTTATATTTAGGGTCTTCCAAATTAAAATATTTACAATTGAAATCAGGATTGAACATATCATATATAAGACCATCAGCTGCACACCATTCGCCCTCTATCATTCTTCGATAGAACACACCTGTATACATCTGTTTTAATGACTCTTTGTATTCAGGGTCAAGCGAAAGGTTATCATCCATATTGAAGCGCCAACGCTTCTTATTTAATATTCTATCGTTGGTAATGTAATTTACATAAAACCAATGATAGGGTGAATCTGGGTTGCAAGTACAAAAGCATTTAGCTCCTGCAACAGATAGACGAGCCATCAATTGTGAAAAGAAAGATTCAGGATAGAGATTTGCCTCATCACATAAAGCTCCTGCAAAAGTTGCTCCTCGAATTTTCGATTCTGAATCTTCATTATTTGCACCTACGCAATAAACACGTCGATGTAAAATTCTTAATTCACCTTGCTGACGATTAGTCCATTTAATATTAGCATCACCTAATATATCAAATAAGTCATTTAAAACGTTACGCTGTAAGGTGGCTATGGTTTTCCCACACATAACCAAATCTCCAGGAGGTCCATCGAGAATATAGGTTAGCCACCTTACTGTACACGTAACTGTTTTAGATGAACGAACAGAGCCATCACATATGTTTAATCGTGCATCTGAGTTGTGAAGAAAATCTAAAGCTTTAGGACTGAAAGGTTTCCAGTTAATCAACTTATATCTTCCGATTTATTAGACTCGGAACCTCTGATAGTGTTTACGAGAGAAGCCAAAGCTGTAAGACCTGAATCGTTTTCTCCGTTAATCGCCTGATTCATCTTCACAAGACATTCAGTTGCATTTCTGATTTCAGCACCTGCACCTAAGTACAAATCAACAAGAGGTTTGGTTATACCTCTTAAGCTTTCATCTGTACGGAGCATCTGATTTATTTTTTCCCCTATGGTGCATAGTGTAATATAATAATTGTTGGAGGTCTGCCTTAAAATTTCTGCCTCAGACATATTTATCTTTTGAGCAATCGACTGTGCATCAGCACTGCACTGTTCTACAGGGACGTGCATAAGGGCGTGAATCTGTAGATCACGTACTTTCACACCATATCTGGAGGCTATCTCTTCAAGCGAATACCCTTCAGCTCCCCATTTTCTACATAACAGTTCATTATTTATTTCATTTACTTGTGGATGATTACAAATAACGCAAGTCATTTAAGTACCTCCTTCTCTTTAAAATAAAAAGTCTTATTTTTAAATTAAGGGTTGCATTCCTTCTATTCTTATTATATAATAAATGTGGGAGGAATTCAAGATGAGTAATACAAAAACTTTAAATTATTTTTCTGGCTTCGGGCCTAAAACTAATAACCTTTTAGGTGTAGGCAGGTATGTGTTATTTTTATACGAGCGGGGGAAGTTGCCCAGAGAGATGGCACAGCTGAGAAACTGGCTCCGCGAGTTCTTATCGGCTCATGAGACAATGAGCAGAATCTATTACTTAGGGACTCCACTCTATGATGTAGGGATTCAGCGCGCGAGCACATGGGATAATAGGAGTGCTGCGCTTCCTGTTGATACGTGTTGGACTTCAGACGTACAGCTGTATTCCCTTTCTGGTTCCGGCCGAAAGCTCGCATGGGCAGAACTTTGGATATATTTTAAAATCGGGCTGAAAGTTGCCCAGGGCTTTTCTTAGGCGCAGCTTTAATTCCGGGGGTATTGTCGAATGGCTGACCTCGGAAGTTTTTATATCTGTTTAAAATAAAAAGGCTTCTATTAGGATAATAGTGTAGAGGTTTTTATTTCACTACCCCCGGGATGTAAAGTGCAAAAAATTTTTTGGAGTGCCCCCGGGTGAGTTTCGCGGGGTAACCCGGTAGAGTACTAACGTGGGGTGTCATGGTGTCGTGGAGTAACGTGTGACAGTGTCGTACAGTAAACAAAATAATTCATAAATAATTCATAAATATTTCATCCGACAGTCATACCTATTGACTATAATATATACATAAGATAAAGAAAGGAGCGGGTGCGGGCCCCGTGAGTCCGCGCAGTATAGGTCAGCATCCATGGCAAGGGGTCTCCCTATTTCCCCTTATGTACAAAAGAATAGTGGGTGGATGTCCGAGGGCGTGAGTCTACCCTGGCGTACCTTGACAACTGAATAACAACGGCTGACAAGTAAAGGGGCCTATGTATATAACCGTGAACCCGTCCTGAACGGTAAACCGGAAATACTGCCGAGCGGAACTCCTGGGCAAGGACGAATGGTAGGCTTGAGTCGAATTACGGGTGAGAGACGTAACTGGTTCTGAAGGGTATCCAGGTAAAAGCCCTATCCCAGGGACACTGTCCCAACTCATAATCAAGTTCGTGGATTAAACTACAAAGTCCTCAGATGAAAGGAGACATTATGTCTAAAAAAGTAAACACTATCACCACAAACGCCGCCAACACTGAGACCGCGGTACAGGTATTGCCCAGCGCGGTAGACACTCTCAAAAACTGGTTTGAAACTGTCGAAGGAATTAGTCTTCGCAAACTCTCATTGGCTACAGACGTCTCTTACCAGATGCTTTTAAAGGCGAGTAGGAAACCTATCGAAGGTGTCCCGTATGATCCGTCCGCGACTAACTATCAAGCCCTGGCTGATCTCCTCGAACGACACGAAATCGACGTAAACGCGATAGACGTTGCACAGCTGGAGGGCGTAGCTATTAGGGCAGCGCTTAAGGAGCATGACTTGAAACAAGGAGACAAGTACACGATAAGAAACAACCCCCAGACTTGGACAGTCGCAATCTTGACCGCAACATCCATATGCCTGCAGTCAGATGATGACCTGCGCACAATGAGTATCAGTACATTCTTACATCAGACCCCTCGTAAAGTTGATACCGAGAATCAGGAATAAAGTTGCGCCAGGAGCGTGGCGTGTACGAAATGGAGGTTTTATTATGATAACTTGGATTTTTATGAATACGGTATATGGTGATGTTTACATCACTCAATTGCCCTTTCCGGAAGCCTGGAAAAATGCCCTGTCTGCTGATCCAGATAAAACCCACTGGACATTGGATATTATGGACGACGACTATATGAGGGCGCTAAAGGAGGTCTTATAGAGTTACTGCACGTAACAGTACGGTTGTACGTTAGTAGATGAATAAACCATCTACTTCTTGTATCTCTTTAAAAAAAGAAACCTTTTTCAACGCACGCGCAAAAATGTGTCTATATATATATATAGTGAGATTACTTGGTTAGTAATTGATACTACTATCTTGTTTGTATATATAGTTAATAACTAAGTGCAAAAAATGTAGACCCGGTATCTATAGAATAAAAAGTGTGCGTACCAGAGATACACCTACCATACGAATTGGGTCAAGGAATCACTATAAAAGGAGAAAGAAGGACACATGTTGACATTCATACACATGCTCATAAATGCACTGCTACACGAGCTCAACTCGATTCTCTCTAAAAAATAGCACAGGAGGAACACCAGATCTATGACATTCTCAAAATTTGAAGAATTGGTAAAAGAAAAGCACCCGAACGCAAGACTTTTCAAGCACGGGGAGTTTGCGGGAAACAAAATCAATGTTGCCATAATCTTTAATGGCGAACACGGAAAGGTGTATCAGTATAATGGTACATATTGTGAGGTTCTTAATCGTCTTGGTGTAAAGGCAATTTATAAGCACGATTACAATGCGCTTGTTTCTGCTCTTGAAAGATACAAAGAAAGAAACGGTACAAAAAACATCTTTTCCGGCAACACTGTAGATTATTCAAGGCAAATTGAAGAATACACAAATCGCATTAACAACATTCAAGCGAATTATGTTATAGTATAAAGAGGAGGAGGACATACACCTATGGACACACGTACACGCACTCACATCAAAGCTCGAGAAATCAAACCCGGCGACATCATCAGATTCGAATACGGGACCTACGATAACTGGGTCACAGTACGTATCGAGGCCACAAATCCAAACTCAAATCCACATTCGTACTTTCCGCTGGAGCTCATCTGGCATTATCTCTCTGATGAGCCTAAGGAAGCTTCTGAGGACTGCCGCGCAGAAAAGCTGGGCAACAATCCCGGAGCGACTTCCTCAGCGCCCACACCTTACAAACAGTTCACCTGCTACAGCAGCCTGGACTCCATCGTAGAAAAATTAAACTAACACAGAAAGGAAGCACGACACACAATGGAAAACAACGACAAGACACAAGGCAAAATCATAATTGAGTTTCAGCCGGAAGGAGAAGTTAATCCAAAGACAAACGAACCCTGTGAAGGCAGCATCACGATTCAGTTAAACGTAACCTTGAGTGCAAGCGACAAAGTAATGGCTCTACATGCGTTAGCGAACAGCTTCGCACATGGGGGTGACATTGAGACATTGTTCTTACTTGACATGGCACGTAGTCTTTGTGCACATTCATTACGCACAGGAGAGTCATGGTTTGATGCTTATGCGCAGACACCTGACGGGACCTTAATCGATAGACAGATACTTGAGGCGTTACGTAAGAAAGGAGAATCGAAATGACTTGCATATTCTTAGGTCCTTGGGTAGCAATAATCGCTGTCATATTATGGACAATAACATTCGTATGGGCGGCGTATTGCACGGCCAAACTCTTTGCGGCATCTCGCTTCATCACAAAGCTCAAAAGGGAATTGAAGTCATACCGTTATGCACTCCAGTTCTATGAGCGGTCAGGGAAAGGAGGTAAACATTCATCGAATGGCAACAACAGCAACAAATGATTGGTCCAGATTCTATTTCCCAGAAGTACTCCCAGCGCTGTATTCAGTTGGTGAGCTTAGTCCCGACCTTAAGTTCAAATTCAAGGGGGAGACTGATTCAGAAACACCCGAGAATCAGCCCGGGCAGGAATTCCGCTGGGCAACTCTCCGGCGTGCAGCGCTGGATAGTCCGGACTTTCAAAAATTCTTAAACGACCTTATTCATTCAGGCCCTAAAGGTAACGACGAACGCTATAAGAGACTTCTCGCTTACCAGATTAAAGGTATGTGTAGGTTCCCATCACTTACAGGATTTAATTGGGATATGTACAAAGTACGTACAACATTATGTCTCCTCTGTCTTGAGGCGGCAGGCTATATTACAAAAAAGGAGTATATAAAATGAGCACAGGTCAATCACCGGATTTTAAATCAATACGTCAGAGATACATCTCTCTTCTGACTACGAGGTCAGAAACATTAAAAGCATCACGGGCGGCCACAAGACATACAATGCATAGTGAGGGGCTTTATGATGAATGTAAATATCTTTTCTGTGCAGGTGATGCTGCATATGTAGGTGACCCATATCCGAAACAGCAGTGTAATTCATTTGATTTCCTTCGTATAGTAAAAGAGGTTAAGCCTTGTCTCTCATACGAGATAATGAGTGAGCGTTCTGATGACTATATAGTAAGCTTTATGTACTGCGGTACAGAGTTCTTTGCAGTTGTTAACAGAAAAGAATTACAGAAGGAAGGAATGATGAAAGATGGCGTCCCGTCTCAGCCGTAGCCGTAGCCTTAATTCAAAGGTATCTGACCGTAGATACAAAGAGGCAATGCACATTATCATTACACACTGCACTACAAGAGAATGCGCAAAAGAGTTCAAGGTTAATCAATCTACAATTAGTCGCGATATGAACAATCATTATTTGAAAAAATACTATCCAATGCTTCACGCACGATTACAGAAAATCTTTCAGGAGAATCACACTACACATAAACATAAAAAGAGGAGTAAGAAGTAATGTATTATTTGGCAATGTTTTCAGCAAGGAATAAGTGCTTGAAGGTTATCGAGAGCAAATCAGGATGGGCACTCCTGGAGCTCTATGCACTTCAGCATACAACAGGTAAGAAGCTTGCAGTCATTTGTGACGAGAGCGAGACAGTCATAATGTACTTCAAGGGACAAGGGAATAGTGGTCTTCCTAAAAAGGTTACAGACCCCTCTGACGACCCTGAAGGAATTATCGGCGGAAAGGTAGTAGGTATTTCAAAATGAGTAGTCCCCTCTGTCCCTGTAAAGGGTGTACGAAAAGAGTCTTGCACTGCCACGCCACTTGTTCAGAATACATATGCTGGGCTGAATCCAATGAGGCACTAAAAATAGAACGTGCTAAGCATGCAGCCGTTGAGAGAGCTTTACAGGATACGTCAGTAAAAAGAGCCATGAAAATACGCAAGAGAAGGGGGAGAATCTAATGCCAACTCTTCTGGATAAAACTAAAGTCCTTGAAACCATTAGAGCCCAGGCCCTCAATAATACAAGCAAAGCCATCTTTTCAGCTATCGCATCAATGGGCAACCCTTATCCGCCGTGTTGTAAATGCGACTTCTATAACAAGAAGGAGCATCGTTGTAGATTATTAGGAATCACGATTTACGATTCCGAAACGTTCTTTTGTCAGAAAGGGGTAAATACAAGTGTCAGTAAGAATAATTAAACCGGGTAATTTAAAGCACATCACCTATCGATTCACTTGTCCTAAGTGTGAATGCATATTCGAGGCAGATGGATATGATGTAGTTTCAGAGCAATCACGTAATGCAAATGGAGATGCCTGTAATCGACGTCAGTTAGCTAAGTGTCCCTGCTGTGGTAGTTTTGTAGAAGGCGCGGAAAAAGATAAAATCAAATTCCCGAAACATGGTGAACAATTCGAGTATAACGACGTTAAGTTTACCGCTCTCGGAGAGGAGCAGGGCGGCGTGCTTGCTATTGTATCAGAGCTTTTAGAAGACCAAATACCGTTTGACAAAAGTAGTAATAACAACTGGAGCACATCTTCGCTCCGTAAATATCTTAACGGAGAATACTTCGAACAATTCAACCACGAGGATCTTCTCCCATTTGTATCGGACTTGATCTCCGATGACGGAATGAGAACCTATGACGCCGCCGAGGATTACGTTTTCCTCCTCTCGTGTGACCTTTATCGTAAATACAGAGAGTATATACCACACTTTAATAATTGGTGGTGGACACTTACGCCTTGTACTTGCAACCCGTCCTCTGTGAGCACTGTACGTATTGTCGACTCTTCGGGCGAACTTAGCATCACCAGAGCGAACTACGGTTACGGCGTAGCCTCCGCTTGTCTGTTCAATCCTAAAATATTTGAATAAATTTCATTAGCAGAGCAGAGTATATCGATAGTAATTATTGTGGTGATGTAGATAAAGCACTTATACAATCGGCGATAAATTCAATAAATAGATTACAAGCAAAGGTTATTAAGGAACAAAAAAAAAACAAAAATAGTAAGTTGCGGAACGAACGATATCGTTTACAAGCAGAGATTGAGAGGTTGAGAGAATGCCGAAATGCGTTTATGAGTATGATGGTAAAATAACGGAATATTGTGTACAAGGTTCTTGCCCAAATTTCAAAACCGTTGGGTAGGTAAAAGCCGCCGAAGCATACAAGGAGTGTGAAAGCAATGATAGATAACGAGATTATAAAGGCTTTGGAATATTGCAAGGATTGTTCGGCAAATTTAAATGTTGAAATTATTGACCTAATCACCTGCCAACAGAGGGAGATTGAAAATCTAAAGGTCGAAAATCAATCTCTTAGAAGTGCGGCCAATTCCTTAAAAATGCACTATGAAGAAGCACAGGCCGAGATTGAGAGGCTAAAGCACTGTGAATTTGATGTGGCCTTGAAAGCCAGAGAAGACTTCGCTGCCAAAATTATAGTCGAGATTGAATCTGCTATTCAAAGTAATATAGATGCTATAAATGAACGCATCGAGAAAGGTCATAGAGATGTGGACTTTGAAAGTAGATGTGCAGGTAAGATTGTAGCCATGCAGGGAATCAGAGATTTTATTGAAGAGGAGTTGAGGGAGAAATGAAATTTCCAAGAATTCAAGTTGGTTATAATATAGTTTTCAATAACACAGGTTTTGATTGGATAGACATTCAAGACGCATTATGCACGATAGTTGAGAAAAAATATCGTGTCTTACACATCATTAAAACGAAATACTGTGAAGAAAACAATATCGGTGCAGTAAGATACGAAATCAAAGGTGTTTGGTGTTTATTTTATTTCAAGGTAAATACAGACAACTTGCACATTGATGTTATTGCTATAAAAGAAGATAACCGAACTATTACAGATGATGAAGAGAAAGGTGGTGTAAGTGATGGCGACCCATCAGAATTGTATACATAGCAAATTATGTGCTTTTAGGAAAGATTTGTGTGTTACAGCAAATTTGAAAAATGTAGAGAAAGAATGTCCGTTTTTCGAAGAAAAGAAAGAGGTGAGGAAAATGAAATGTGAAGATTGTGTATATTATGGTGAGCCGAGAACAGAACAACCGTGCTGTGGGTGCGTTAACTTTGTTAACTTTGAATGCTACCCTTTAACGGAGGAAGAAGATGAGTTATGACGATATGAGATTTATTGTATCGAGGGTCTATGGGCCTAACGCAAAAGGTTGGAAACGTAAGGTTGCTAAGATGTCTGACAAACAGGTATGCGCTCTGTATTATAGCTTCGTTCAGCGGGGCTTGATTAAGTAACAACAGGAGTCAGAAACAGGGAGCATGATACGAAGCAGAAAATTCCTTAACAAACCTGTTGCTTTTTCAGAAAAAATCAGTTATAATAATATTAGAAAGTAAAGAGAGCTTGCTTTCAAAACTAAAACTGCAAACAAATAAAAAATTAAAGGAGGACATTACTATGTCAACAGAAGCAGTAAGAGAGAATTTATTGGTGAAGGCTATCGACGAGGCTATAGCCGCAGGAAAGATTGAGCAGATGCCTACGCTCAGGTCTATGGCAGCTGTATTCGGAATGAATCCGCAGCGTATATATGCTGTTGCGAAGACTCCGAAAGAGGGCGAGATATACGACGCTCGTGTATTCAATATGGATGCTATCGAGAAGTTTGTTACAAAGCGCCTTACAGCGGATATGGATATGACCGCGTTTGTAGATGCGGCTATCGAGAAGGACAAAGAGTATGCATCTCAGGACCGCAGAACAGCAAGACGCATTCCCGACGGCGAAAAGTACGTCAAATATTCGGGCGGCTTGATGCCGAAACGTAAATGGGACCTTGAACAGGGTAAACGTATTCTTCTGAAGAAGGATAAGAAGAATGTATATGTCGTAATCCTCGTAAGCGATACACACGTTGTTATTGCTCCTGAGAATTATCCTACCGAGTTCAAGGTAATGGCTAACTGGACTCTTAACACCAGTATGATATCACCGTTCCGTTTCGATGAGGTTCTCGAAGCCCGTAAAGCTGAGGCTGAGGCTGAAGCAGAAGCCACCGCAGACGAAGTAGCGGAGTAAATAACCCGCGAACTAAAATAGGCCCGCCTAACCAGCGGGTCTTAAAAATCAGTTAAAAATAAAAAGCTTTCATAATAAGGAGTGATACATAAATGAATGAGCTTACTTATGTCTGGCTACAGGAGGCCCTTAAAGTCATACAGAAAGGGGCTGCGGATAAGCTTCAGAAAGGTAACGTAAAAGTATACAGAGTTAAAGATGATATCAGAATAGATATCACAGGAGGTGTGCTCTCCGATGTTTTTGATTGACCATCCTATCCTGTATACTATTACATTATTTACTGTCTGTTTGACCGTTATCCTTATAGTACTTATCATTAAGGGAGGATCCGGCCCTAATGATTCGAACCGCAAGTAAGATTGCTTGTCTTCTTTTATGTCTCTGTTGTGTATGTGGGTGTAGCTCCTCAGGAGAATCAACGCCAGCTGAAACTAAGATGCAGGCGCAGACGCAGACGCAGGAACATCAACTAATAAGAGACTTGGATGCACTTGAAGTAATACCTTATGAGCCGGGACTTACAAGCTCTGAACGCAGTCTGATAACCAGAGTAATCCTTAAAGAAGTTTATGGAGAACCAATAATGGTGCAGATAGGAGTTGCCCAGCTTATTCGCGATAGCGCGGAAACAAGGGGTTTATCGGTTTCACAAGCCATTGAGACCCTTAAATTCAGCGCACACGGCGAAAGCGAGCTGGGCAACCTAAGGCCGCAGGCCGTTGAAAACGCCCAAGATGCAGTTCACAAAGTCTTTGATTTAGGTGTATGTCTTATACCTTATCGACTGACTGGTATGAGAGTAGATGGTGAAGTAGCGGACGAAGACACACAAAGTTTAATTCGGGTTGACAAGTATATATTCTATTAAATAATGAGGGAGATTAACGAATGAGAGTAGATGTATCGGAAGTAAAGTCTTTCAGAAATTGTAAAAGAGGCTGGGCGTTCAGTTCACGGAATAAGTGGAACCTGAGAAGTAAAATACCTTCAGCGCCTTTATATTTCGGAACCTTGTTCCACGATTGTCTTGCACGTCTTTATATGGGGGAAGACCTCCAGAAGATATGTGATTACATCAACAGAGAGCTCGGCGACCCTGCAGAGCAGAGAACAATGACAGCAATGATATGCGGCTACGCCGCTGAAGTGTTGCCCCAGGATATGGAAGAATATATCGTAAAAGATATAGAGCATCACTTCGAATTATCTATTGAGCCTTTTATATCTCACGGGATTGTTCTGTGCGGTTCAATCGATATGATTTGTCTCAAGGAAGTTCCGGGAAAAGAGAACGTGTATGAGGTCTGGGGCTTTGAGCATAAGTCCTGCGCAAGGTTCAGAGATTCAATTTACACAGCTCTGGACGAGCAACCTCGCTTATACACAATAGCTCTTGCCGAGTATGTAAAACATCTAAACGAGCTTCCAGCAGATAAGAGAGGAGGGGCAACCTACCGGCTGGGAGGAATATTCCTTAATGAAGTTAGGAAAGTACAGAGGGCTTTTGACCATAAGAGAACGACCTGCATATATAGTACTACAGACCTCGATTCCTTTCTTAAAGGATTCTTTACTTCCTGTATGCAGATTCGTGATGCAGTTGAAGAGGATGTGGCATTACCTGATCCGGGACAAATGAAATGTGTAATGTGTAATTATAGAACACTCTGCGAGGAGTATGCGTATGCAATCCCTGAGCGCGACGATGTTCTTGACGAGTTCTCTGAAGAGTTTGAGATACGTAAAGTAGACCATCTCGACGAGAAGCAAGAGCAGAATAACGACATAGGGAATAAGGAGTAAAAGAAAAAATTTAAACTTTTTGTTTTAGTACTCTTGATTTTTAGAAAAAAAAGTATTATAATAATAAAGAAGAATTGAGGTGAAAAGAGTTGCAAGTAATTGACTTAAATAATAAAGTCAACCTTCACACGTTTGCATTAGTGTATGGCGCTTCAGGTACAGGCAAGACGCACTTGATGGGTACGCTTGGAGCATTGGGTCGAGTGCTTATTATCGATATTGATAAAGGTATTAAGACATTAAAGTTTGCAAAGGACTTACAGAACGGAGTTCTTGATAACGTTACGGTTGTAAGCTTTGATGACTTTAAAGACTTAAATGAAGCGTATAAGCTTGTGTGTGCTAATGACCCGAAGTTATGGTCACAGAAGTTTGGGATTGAGATTAAGGAGCCTTTCGATTGGATTGTTTGGGATACTTGGTCTGAGATTCAATGGTCTATGATGCAGGAAGTTCGTAAGAACGCCGATAGATTGGGCAATGGACTTAACTTCAGAAAGAACATCGAGATACAGCATTGGGGAATGCTTACAGACCTCAATAAATTATGTGTCGAGCAGTTGCGTGAATGTAAAGTGAATATGATATTCACAATGCAAGAGAAGATTGACAAGGATGAAGTTTCAGGTCTTATATATGGAGGCCCGGCTATTCACGGAAAGCTTGTACAGGAAATGCCTGCATATTTCGATATAGTTGTTCATACATCTACGGACATATCAGGTAAGTACTGCGCAACTACAAGAAGTAAAGGTCGCTGGCCTGCAAAGACCAGAATCGGCGAAGGTAAGGATTATGTAAATCCTACCGCTAAAGATATATTCGGTGAAGCTATATAATTGAATACAGGTATATGACTCAAAGCATTTGTCGATTGACAGTAGAGTGTCTGAAAGGAAAAAGAGACACAGAGAATAAGAGGCTTTAGAAGTCATATAGAGTTATTCCGTTATTAGGTTCTTTGAATAAACAAAATAAAAAAAAAACGAAGGAGTCATTATTATGAATTTAGATTTTAGTTCTGTACCGTCAAGAGAGATACTTGAGGAAGGCATGTACACAATGCTCATTAAAAAGGTTGAGGAGAAAACCTCATCGACCGGCAAACCGATGCTCACTGTTCTGTTCGAGGAGGTTGAAAGGAAAACAGGTATATTCGAGAATTACGTACTGCAGGAGAACTGCCTGTGGAAGCTTAAGGAGCTTCTCGATTGCCTCGGCATTGATACTTCTGAGACAGTAAACATAGAGCCGTCGGAACTCGAGGGTCAGTTCATTAAAGCGAAAGTTATCCAGGAAGATTATAACGGTGAGCCTACCAACCGCATTAAAAAAGTTTTTGCGGCATAAGGTTGCCCCTACCGCGGGAGTCAGGACGCAGTTAATAGAAGGACGTTAACTGCGTCCATTTATAATCTTACTGGAGGTACGCATAGTGTTTTATGAACATTTTGTAAAATTCGATGCTTCTAAAAGCAATGGTTCTCAACAATATGCAATATGTCCTTTTCATAATGATACAGATGCTTCCTTCACAGTAAACTCGGAGACAGATGAATGGTACTGTCACGCCTGTCAGAAGGGTGGAACACCTGTACAATTCATCGAAGAATACTACGATGTTGAAAAGAAGATTGCAGAATACGCTTACAGTTTATTTCAGGATACGGATAAGTTTCCTTTTCCAACAGAGGAGCAAGTTGAAAAGTATCAGGAGCAATTAAAGAAGATGCCAAGATATCTTGACTATCTTCACGAGTTCGGTATCACTGATGAAGTGATTGAACATTTCCAATTAGGATATAACGACTTACGAATTATATTTCCTATAAAAGGCAAAACAGGACGATGGATAAACTTACGTAAGTACTTACCTACACAAGAGCGTTCAGGCGCAAGTGCCAATACACCTAAGATGATTCAAACAAGAGGATTAGGCAGTAAGAGATATTATCCATATGAAGCATTTGATGATAAGTATGATGAAATATTTATTGTCGAAGGTGAAAAGGATTGTCTCGTGGCTCGCTCTCAGGGTCTTAACGCTGTTACGAATACTGCAGGAAGTAATATTCCTACACAAGAGATTTATTTGTTCACAGATAAGATTGTATATCTTATGTTGGATACGGATGCAGCAGGTACACGTACGACAAAACAGTACATTCAATTGTTACGCACAGTAGCAAAAGAAGTTCATCAGATTGTATTGCCGGCAAAGGACTTTACGGAATACTTTATGAGTAGCCGTGATACGAATGTTAAACAATACGAAGTGCAAGTTAAAGGTCTTGATGTGAATAAGCATTCAGATGACGCTTGTGTGACGAATGTAACATTAGGTAAATCAGAGTACGTAGAGAACTTAAATTCGTGGGTACGTCTTGAAAATATGTCTGTAGTAGGTACAGACCCTAAAACCTTTACTGTGCCTAAGAAACTTAAAGCAGTGTGTAGAGACATGCATTGTACAAAGCCGTGTGCATTAGGAATGGGAAATGATAATGCCATTATAGACGTAGACCCAAGACAGTTATTACAGTTTGTTTCTTCATCTGATATGGCCCAAGATACTTACTTGAGAAAACTTTTTGGGTGTAGATCAATTATATCCGAGCCAGCAGAGTATACGAACGTTCAACAGTTACTATTTCAGGAAACTGCTTCATTTGTAGATGGCCTTGAGGAATCGACCTTTGAACATAGATACGGCATATATCTTTATGAAGAGGGACGATTATTGCCCACGACCAGATATAATTTCGAAGCTTGCAGAGTTACTGACCCTCGAAGTCAGATGAACTACTATGTAATAAGAGAAGCTACCCCTGTAACAGATGAACTCGATAAGAGTACAAATATTGATATAGGATATTTTTCCGCTATAGCATCAGGGGCAACCAGTATCCGCGATCTTGTTGCGGAGCATTATAAACTATGGTTAGCTGATTTAGGTATTGAAGGACGTCCTGATTTATTCGCTGCAATTGCTCTGACATATTTAAGCGTAACAGAAATAGAATGGAAGGGCGGAAAGCTTAAAGGTTGGCTTGACACAATGTGTATAGGGGATACACGTACAGGTAAATCTCAAATGGCTCAAAGATTTGTAAAGACATTAAGCAAGGGAGCTTACATAAATGGTGAGAACGCCAGACGCACAGGCGTCATAGGAGGTGTTCAACGTTTAGGAGATAGCTGGGTAATTACTTGGGGTGCGATCCCTATGAACGATAAAGGTTTATTAGTAATAGATGAAGCATCGGGACTTGAAGTGGAAGACATTAAAGAGTTATCCGCAACACGTTCCAGTGGAGCTATTACAATAAATAAGATAGCCAAAGGAGAAGCTAAAGCTCGTACACGTCTTATCTGGTTAAGCAATCCTCGGTCTGGACGAAACATAGAGGATTTTTATTGGAAAGGATATGGGGCATTTCAAGAATATATTCCTGTAGTTGAAGACCAGGCCAGATACGATTTGGTATTAACCGCGGCACGCGAAGACGTAACTAAATTAAATGGTATCGATAGTGTATCTAAAGTACCTAAAGAAAAATGGAAAACACTAATTAACTTTGCTTGGAATGTTCCTGCAGAGGATATAATAATTAGTCAAGCCACAAAAGACGCAATCAATAAACAATGTGAAATATTGGATGAGTCTTATGGTGGTGGACCATTAGTCGTAGGTGTTGCAGTGCATGAAAAGGTATTACGAATTAGTTGCGCCATCGCAGTTCTGTGTGGAAGCATTAAAAATAATCAGTTAATCGTTGAACCGAAACATGCTGAGTGGGCAACTGAAATGTTACAGTGGACTTATGATAAGCCTACTATGGACTATAAAGGATACATTCAGGAGTATAAAAAGGCGCAAAGACGAAAGACTGAGAACAACGCATTTATTCGGACATTGTGTGCACAGAATCCTGCACTTAAGATTTTGTTGTCATCTAATATGTTTAGAGGTGCACAAGTTCGGGAAATATTAGGTATTGATTCTCTTGAAGCATCTAAGATAATATCTGAATTACTAAAGAGGGGATTAGTACGTTTATCAGGTTCAGGTGCATATGTGCCCGATAAAATGTTAATCGACATAGCAAAACAAATGGAGGTGACTTTGTGATGGTAGAACTCAAAACAGATATTGTAGAAGAAGTCCTGACTAAGTATCCTGAATTAGGAGTAGTATTACGTGCAGGAGTTGTAAGCATAAAGCTCACACGTGAAATGCTTGATATCGATAGATACTTAATGCAGGATATCTACAAGAAACTTATACAAGCAGGTGCCGTGGTGGGTGTAAGCAGTAGCTGTTTTAAAGCATCTCCGGCTATGCTTGAATATTTAAAGGAGCGTAACTAATGAGAAATCCGAAAGCAATAGTTTTAAGTAGTGGAGGAGTAGATTCCACTACTTGCGTTGGTTTAGCAGTTAATCGTTTTGGAGCAGAAAACGTAACTACTATATCATTCAAATATGGGCAAAAGCACAGCAAAGAACTCGACTGCGCCGAGAAGGTTGCCCAGCATTATCAAGTGGCCCACCGGGTTATAGATATTTGCTCGTTAGATTTGTTCAAAGGTAGTTCTTGTTCTTTACTCGAGGGCAGTGCCAATGAGATTAAACACAAGTCATACGAAGAGCAAATTAAAGAGTCTGATACAGGAATTGTGGATTCATATGTACCGTTTCGTAATGGACTTATGTTATCTATGATTGCTTCAATCGCAATGTCTTTGAATCCTGATGGTATTACTTATATATATTTAGGTGCACATGCTGATGACGCTGCAGGTAATGCTTATCCAGATTGTTCTCTTGCTTTTTCTGAGGCAATGAGTGTAGCAATCTATACAGGCACCGATAAGCACGTTGAAGTGTGTACACCTTTAATAAAAATGAACAAGGCAGAAGTGGTTCAAACAGGTCTGCAAATTCATGTCCCTTATGAATTTACTTGGTCTTGCTATGAAGGAGGGGATAAGCCATGCGGTAAATGTGGAACTTGTATTGACAGAGCTAAAGCATTTGCACTTAATGGCGTAGAGGATCCGGCTTTAGCTTAGTGAGTGTTTGTGTGGTAGCACATACGGATCAAAGTTGTATGCAACAAAAGCAACTATAAAAATACTACGATTGGAGAATTATTATGAAAGCAAAAACAAAAAACATTAGTATACTACAGGTAATACTTACAGTATTATTTGTATCCTGCCTCTTGATAAGCAATGTAATTACGGCCAAGCAAGTATTGCTTCCGTTTAATATTACAATGACAGGTGCGGTATTTATCTTCCCTGTGACTTATATATTGTCCGATGTCTTTTCGGAATGTTACGGTTATAGATGGAGTCGTATAACGTGCTATTTAGCATTCTCAATGAACCTGTTGATGGTATTGTTATTCGCAGTGGTTATTCAATCACCTGCACCTTCGTATTGGCCTAATCAGGAAGCTTTCCAGACAGTACTTGGAAGTACACCTCGAGTACTTGCAGCTTCATTATTGGCTTATGTAGCAGGTGACTTTATCAATGATGTTATATTTAGACAGATGAAAAAGAGACATGCGAATGAGTTAAAGGGTTTTGGGTTTAGAGCTCTACTTTCCAGTTTATGTGGTGAGTTTGTTGATAGCTTGATATTCTTACCTATAGCATTCTGGGGACAAATGCCTCTCAAGACATTGGCAATAATGACTGTGTCACAAGTTGCTATTAAGACAGGATATGAATTAGTAATTCTCCCTATAACACATTTAGTAGCACGTACTGTAAATAAATATGAAAGGAACGCATAATGTGTGGACATTAAGGAATATCAGCATTGGGTAAGAGACACGCTCGATAGTCCTCACAAACATACATCTCGTCAGGACGCCCTGGTACATTTTGTACTGGGGCTGAATGGCGAAGTGGGTGAGGTAACTGAAATTATAAAGAAAGAACTTTACGGTGGAAGAGAACCTACAGAGCCTATGGTAGCAGAGCTGGGAGATGTTATGTGGTATCTTACAGCTTTATGTTGTATTCTTAATATTGACTTAAGAGATATGTTACAATACAATTATCAGAAGCTTTTAACTCGATATAAATTTCGTAAGCCTGAAGGAACTTGCGTAGGTTGTAGACATAGGCAGCCTGGTGACTACGATACTTGCTTAAACGCAGAAGCAAGAATATGTGATAAGGGGTGTGAAGGATATGCCAGACAATATTAACAAACCAGAACATTATAACTTCTCAGCTGTAGAGCCTATTAAAGCTATCGAAGCTTGGGGTTTAGGTTTTCATCTGGGCAACGTAATTAAGTATGTAGCTCGTGCTGGTCATAAAGATCCTTCAAAGCGTCTCGAAGACTTAAAGAAGGCACGTTATTATCTTGACCGATATATTAAGAATGAGGAGAATAAAAAATGAATCTAATTCACATTTTACCTGTTACACAGTCAATAAATATTGAACAGCCGTACGAGATGTATCTCTTGCAGGAGCTGCAGAAGGTTGCCCATGGGGAGAACGGCGAAGCTATTTTAGATATTATTAAAGATAAAATTGGCTATAAGATTTTGGACAATGGTTGTTACGAATTAGGGGCCGGCGGCCAAATCGAAGATGTATTTATGATGGCTGACCGCATAGAGGCGGCCGAAATAATTCTTCCCGATGTAATGGGCGATATGCATGCGACAATAGATGCAACGACAGATGCACTCGAGTACATTTATAAAACAGGGCGACAGTCAGATTATTATTATATGGCGGTTTGTCAGGGAAGTGACTGGGACGAATACATGGCTTGTGCAAAGATGTTTGCAGGTTTCGATGAAGTAGATGTAATCGGAATACCTAAGAAGTTTATGCGCGAAGCCATTTGTCGCGGAGATAGTGGTTCGCAAGTAGTAGGTAGCGTTCGTACAGCAGCTTTAATGCGCACCGAGTTTGCTCAAGCGCTTTCGGAAGAGCCTGAGTTCAAGAGTGGGCGAAAGCAAATACATATGCTCGGTGTATCTTGGAGCCCATTGGAGCTTCAGAAAGTCGAAAAAGTTATAAGGTCTTGCGACACTAATTTGATTGTAGAGAACCTTAAAAGAGGCGTTCCGCCAATATCAAGCTGGGCAACCTTCGGCGAGAAATACACGTTGGAGAAAGAACTGAATGAATTGCAGTTATACGATTTACAGAAAATAATTGAGGAGGGATTTTAGTTGATTGATAAGCTTGTTCAAGCTATATGTCCTAATATGCCAAAGGATAGGAAGGTAGTTGAAACAAGTATCAAGGATAAGTATTTTCACGTTGACTTACGGGAGCACATTTTATATGTGCCCCGTAATGACGTCTTAAGGGCAAACCTTGGTATGATAGATGCTTTTACAGAAGCCTGTCGTGCTTTTGAAAATATGACTGATACTGATTTCAATGCATTTAAGTATGAATGGGACTTCTTAGAAACCTACCCAGAATATCATACATCTTTCTATGAATGGAATTGTGTTTCACAAGATACTTTACAAAAGATTGAAGAAGGTGTAGCTGCTGGAAAAGTAAGTCCATACGTTTCAGTCGATATAGAAACACGTAAGATTCATTGGGAAGACAATCACGTATTATTGATAGGTATCGGTTGGATGTCTGCAGATATGCAGTATGAATATAGTAGTACATTTTGTGTAAGTGCTAAAGCGCTTTCTGAAGATATGTATAAGGAAATGTGGCGAGCGTTTCAAGACTTCTTTGCAAATAAAGATATACATTTTATATGGCATAATGGTAAGTTCGATACAGGGCGTTTAAAGTATTTAATGAATATAGATGCACGTGTTGATGAGGATACAATGCTAATGCATTATGTAGGTATCAATGAACGCAGAGGTACACATGGACTTAAAGATTTAGGTTCTTTGTATCTGCAGGCACCTAAATGGGATGACAAACTTGATGAGTATAAGAAAACTTGGTGCAGAGAGCATAAGATTAAGTTGGCTGACTTTACTTATGACCTCATTCCGCTTTCAGTATTAGTTCCTTATCTTCATATGGATTGTATCTCTACCTTGCGTTTATATCATTTATTTTCGCGTCTAATGCGCGTAGAATCCAAACAGATATATAAACTATTGATTAAAGCTTCAAACGCTTATAGAGAGCTTGAATTGAATGGAATAAAGCTTGATGTAAATTATTTAAGCGAGTTGCGTGATTCACTCGAAGAGAGAATTGAAAACGCACAAGCTGAAGTTGATAAGACAGCTGCCTTATTATGGGATCCGATTCGATACGCAAAAGAGAGCGGCGCAAGGTCTGTACCGAAAGCATTCAGCATAAAATCACCTAAACAATTAAAGTGGATGCTCGAAAAGATTATGGGTAGACGAATTGAGAGTACGGGCAAAGATATACTTGAAGATTTAGCCGCTGAAGTAGAGCATCAAGAAGATAGCATAGGCAAAGAGTTCATTCAGGCTATATTCGAATTGCGCAAAGCAAATAAGTATTTGGATACGTATGTAACAGGTATTCAAGAAGAGCTTTGTAGAGACTTACGTGTTAGAGCTACGTATAATTTACACGGAACAGAAACCGGTCGCTTGAGTTGTTCAGCACCTAATATGCAAAACATTCCGAGAGATAAAACAATTAAGAATTTATTTGTTGCACCTCAAGGAAAGATACTTTTACAACTTGACTATTCACAAGCAGAGTTACGTGTACTTGCATATTTAAGCAATGATGATTGGCTTACAGATGTGTATGTTCAGGGACACGATTTGCATGATAAAGTTGCAGAACAAATGTTTGGACCGGATTTTAATAAAGAGCAACGTGTAATGGCAAAGACCATAAACTTCGGTATAGCTTATGGCAGGGGGGCAGCGAGCCTGTCAGAGACATTTGGTCTCTCAATGACGGAAGCCCAGAAACTTATTGATAACTGGTTTGCGCCCATGCCTAATGTTAAAAAGTATCTTAGTGACCAGAAACGAGCTCCATTTAGAGGTATCAATATAACAACGGCATTCGGTCGTATGCGTTCATTTATTATCACTAATGATAATAGATATCACGTACAGAACGAAGCAATGAATATGGCGATACAAAGCACTGCGTCTGATTGTACTATGATAAGCTTATGTACTATTCAGGATTGGATTAAAGAAAAAGGGTATAAGGATAAAGTAAAAATATGTATTACAGTTCACGACTCTATAGTACTTGAAGTAGATGACGATAAAGCACTTATAGATGAAGTTGCTAAAGAATGTACACAAGTAATGAGTAATGTACCTAAAACATATTTACCTAACAATAGAGTACCTTTTAGAGCTGATGCCGAAGTGGGATATAGTTGGGGCAATATGAAGGAGTGGATTCCAGATGAAGGCTGAGTATAGTGCCTCGACAGGCAGACTGAATGTAATGTTCGATTCTTGGGAAGAAGCACAAGTGTATTCTAAAAAGTGGAAATGGAATGTTCGTAAAAGTGAATTCCCAACCATATCTTTAGAAGACACTTTAGTTAATCGTATCATTCTAAAGCTGTCCATAGCAGACGCGGCGAAGCCGGTTGCCCATATTGCTGTAGACGGTTTACTGGATTTTCAAGTGGGCGATGTTCAAAAGCTCTCAGCGCTTGGTACGGCCTTGAATAGATGTGATATGGGTTTAGGTAAGACAATCGAGACGCTTGCGTGTTTTAGACAAATGGGATTGCGTACAGGAATTGTATTTACGAAGAAAAGTTGTATCACGCAATGGTGTCGAGCAATAAATAAATGGGTCCCAGGTGCAAGAGTATTTGCTTATGAAGATACAAAGCAAAAGGAAAAGTTACCGCGAATATCCGAAGTAGACTTTATCGTTACAAATTATGATAAGCTTGTAGGAGCCTATGAGAAACGCGGCAGAATACGTATTCCAATACTAAATAAATTTGGTGAGTATCTTTGTCAACGAAGATGGGATATGATTATTGCTGATGAAGCACACGTAATCTGCAATAAGGATACAGCGAGACATGTATGTATCGATAAACTACCTTCGAGATATAGACAGGCATTAACTGGCACTCCGATAAAGAATCATCCAGATAATCTCTATGGAATACTCCATTGGCTGGACCCAAGATGGGTAGGTAGATCCTATTGGACTTTTGTCGATTACTTCTGTAAGGTAGATGAACATAATCCTTGGGGTCGTAAGATATTGGGCTTAACTACGGATGTTGATAAGGTAAATGTATTAAGGGATTTACTTAATAGAATAAGCGTATATCACGCTTTCGATGAAGTAATGCCTACAGATAAATTTTCTATCAGCGAGCAAACGTTCTCTGTGGACATGGAGCCTAAACAAAAGAAGCTGTATGAAAATATTTGTAATCTCGTTTGTGAAGAGCTACCAGATAATATGCCTATCTTAAATGGTATGGTACAGACGATTCGTTGTCAACAAGTTGCCACCTGCCCTAAGATTGTAGGCGAAAAGGATTGGGGACCGAAATTTTCTTTCATAAGCGATTGGCTCCAATCATCTCCAGATATCCGGTTAACCGTCTTCAGTCCTTGGGCAACCACTTGTGCGTATCTGTGCAAATACCTCGATGAGGTAGGTATATCAAATACGTTAGTTACAGGACAGTTATCTACAAAAGTACGTAATGCAAATTTGAGAAAGTTCTTAGATAAGGACGTAAGAGTACTGTGTGCTACGATAGGTTCAATAGGTACAGGTACTGACGGATTACAGGAAGTATGTAACTACGGATTGTTTATTGAAAAAGATTGGAGTCCTGAAGAGATGAAGCAAGCAGCCAAACGTTTGTACAGAATAGGACAAAAGAAACCTGTATTCATAGGTCATCTCGAGGCTGTGGATACAATAGATGAAAAAGTAGGACGTGTAAATATTCAAAAGATGAAAGACGTCAAAAAACTTTTAAGTACATCTGGTCGTGTAGAAAGAGGTGAGTATCGTGAATATCATTTGTTTTGACCCAGGTAATCATACAGGATGGTGTTGGTACAATACTGAACGTAAGAAGATAGGTGCAGGCGGAACTATAATGGAAGAAAATACGTTAGCGCATCTTGATATTATCTTTCAGCATATAAAAAAGGAATGGGAGTTATTTAATTATAAGCCTATCATCGTAATAGAATCCTTTAATCTTTATCCTAATATGTCAAAGCATCTTGCTTGGAACTCTTTTTATCCTGTGGAGGTTATAGGTATAATAAAGTTCTTAAGTTACAAGATAGGAGCTCAAGTAGTTATGCAACAGCCTTCAGTCAAGAAGTTCGCGGGTAAGGCTTCCGCCGAGTATGTTGCCCAGGTGAAAGAAGCGCGGCAACGGGTTTCCGGGTATATTCCTGGAAGTGAGGTCTTTATGGAGCACACAAAGGATGCAATCCAACATCTACAATACTATTTAAAAAGCACTTCCTAAGATTATTCGAGCATAAAAATAGACCGCCTTTCGGCGGTCCATTTTTTTTTTTATTCCTTTATTTCCGGCAGACCTGCGATACTGGTGAGC